ATGGCTAAATCCGCAGCGGAGCGTAAAGCAGCTCAACGTGTACGTCAGTCTGCCGCTGGCGAGCGCAAGATTGAACTGGTGATGGACGAGCAGGAACTGGAGATGCTGGAGCGCAATTGTGCATCACGCCGCCCGGGGCGAGCGCCGTATGAAATGAGCGAATACGTCGCAATGCTGATCCGCCAGGACGATGCCCGCGTTCGTGGTCGTATCAAGTCAATCCGCGCGAACCGCTGCGGTAAATGCGGCGACGCGCTGCCGGTTGAGTCGTGTCCGTGCGACGGTGATTCGGCATGTTGGGTGACGCGTGGCTGGCATGAGACTAAGTTGTCAGTGTGACATGTCACGATAGCGACAATAAATTGCAATGGCCGCCGACTATGGCGGCTTTGTTTTGCGTGTTACAATTACCAAAACGGTAATTATTACTTCGGTGGTAACAATGCCCGCAGAACCAAAAGCACCAAAACGCAAATCAACGCAATATAAGCCCCTGACGGCGATGCAGGAGGCTTACTGCCAGTCATACATTAAGACGCCGGAGAACCAGACTCAGGCAGCGATTAACGCAGGATTTTCGCCAAACACGGCAGCGGTTAAAGCCAGTGTCATGATGCGTGATGAGCGTATCCAGAAACGGATCGCCGAGCTGATGGAGGAGCGTAACAAGCGCCTGCGCGTCAGTGCCGATTACGTACTGCTCAGGCTGGTGGAAATCGACCAGATGGATGTGCTGGATATCCTGAACGACGACGGCACGCTGAAGCCGATTCGCGAATGGCCGAAGATATGGCGCACCACGCTGAGCGGTTTCGACCTGTCATCGACCATCATGAACATGAACGAGGATTCGATAGAGACAATCCTCAAAAAAATCAAATGGCCTGACAAGGTGAAGAACCTCGAGCTCATCGGTAAGCACGTTGATGTCAACGCGTTCAAAGAGCGCTTGGAGGTTTCCGGTACCGTCACCATTGCCGACCGCATGGCGAAGGCCCGTCGTCGCGTGAAAGATCAGGCTGGTGGTGAAGAATGACAGCCGCAGCCATGTCGCCGGAAGAGCAGCTTGTCGAGGATATTGCATCGTTCACGTATGACCCGCTGGGCTATTCGCTTTATGCGTTCCCGTGGGGAGAAGAGGGAACAGAGCTGGCGCACGCCACCGGCCCCCGCAAATGGCAGGCAGACGCATTCCGAGAAATACGCGATCACCTACAGAATCCGGCAACACGTCACCAGCCGCTGATGCTGTCCCGTGCATCCGGCCACGGTATCGGTAAATCCGCTTTCATCTCGATGCTGATTAACTGGGGCATGTCGACCTGCGAGGACTGCAAAGTCGTCGTCACAGCCAACACAGACAACCAGCTGCGCACCAAAACATGGCCTGAAATCATCAAATGGTCGAATCTGGCTATCACCAAAGAGTGGTTCACCTGCACCGCCACCGCGATGTACAGCAACGATCCCGGTCATGACAAACGCTGGCGCGCTGACGCAATCCCATGGTCTGAACACAACACAGAAGCGTTCGCGGGGCTGCACAACGAACGTAAGCGCATCATCGTCGTATTCGACGAAGCATCCAACATTGCCGATCTGGTGTGGGAGGTTGCCGAGGGTGCGCTGACGGACGAAGACACCGAAATCATCTGGGTGGCGTTCGGGAACCCGACGCGTAACACCGGGCGCTTCCGTGAATGCTTCCGCAAATACAAACACCGATGGAAGTGCGCGCAGATTGATTCCCGCACCGTTGAAGGCACCAACAAGCAGCAACTGCAAAAATGGGTGGACGACTACGGCGAGGACAGCGATTTCGTGAAGGTCCGTGTGCGCGGGATCTTCCCTGATGCGTCTGAGCTGCAGTTTATCCCGACAGGTCTCACTGACGAGGCAATGAAGCGCGTGGTTACCGCCGGGCAGGTGGCGCACGCTCCGGTAATTATCGGTGTCGACCCGGCGTATTCCGGTGTGGATGACGCGGTGATATACCTGCGGCAGGGGCTGCACAGCAAGGTGCTATGGACCGGCAACAAGACAACCGATGATTTGATTATGGCGAAGCGTATCGCCGACTTTGAGGACCAGTACCAGGCTGACGCGGTGTTTATCGACTTCGGTTACGGTACCGGGCTGAAATCCATCGGCGATGGCTGGGGCCGTTCCTGGCAGCTAATACCGTTCGGCGGCGGCTCCACCGATCCCCAGATGCTCAACAAGCGCGGCGAGATGTTCAACAGCTGCAAAACGTGGCTGAAAATTGGTGGCGCACTGGATGACCAGGAAACGGCTGACGACCTGTCGGCGGCTGAGTACAAAGTCAGGGTGGACGGCAAGATAGTTATTGAGCCTAAGGAAGACATCAAAGAGCGGTTAGGACGATCGCCTGGCAAGGGTGACGCGCTGCTGCTGACGTTTGCCTTCCCTGTGTCGAAACGCATGAATATACCAGGACAGCAAAGCCAGCAGGGTAAAGCGTTGACCGAATACGATCCCTATGCATGAAAAAGCCCGCGCATCGACGGGCTAATTGTGACATGTCACGGCGTTACTTGATGGCATCAAATCCAGCGTTGATGGCTTCCGCAATGTTGGTGGCATTGGTTTTATCGAATTGCCCATTCTGAATAAGCGCCGCATGCAGACATTGCAACTTCATGCTGTATAAGTGTTCGCGCAAGTAATCATCATTACTTTTTTCTTTATTGACGTAAGCACGAGAAATATCAGGCACATAACCCTTTTCCATTGCCGACATGCGTGCAGCAACCCACTCCTGACAGGTGATGCACGTTCCAACATCTTCACTCAGCATTAACCCTGCCAGTTGCTCACCGGGTATTGCCTTAGTTATTACAAAATCACTTTCTCCGATAGATTCTTCACCATAAAAAATTGAGTCACTACCCTGAAATATTCTGATGTATTTACTAGGCCATGCGTCTAAATACGTAGCCAACATATCAACCGTTTTCATAATCTCACCTTAAAAAAATGCCCACCTAAGTGGGCGAACTGGAAGCAAGGGTGCCTTCCATGGCAGTTACGGGTTTACAGCGCAACGTCATCGCAATGGCGTTCTGGTGTAAAAGTGACGGTGGTCAGCATCAAGGGAAACTGCCACCGCCAATAGCTATACAGCATCGTTCTTATGGGCGCTTCATCACGGTCCTAAGGCGTGATTGGGTTGTGGTACGCAATCTATTCGGCATAGCAACTCTGCGCAGATGCTTCTAACAATCACCGGTGGTAGCCGGTTTAATGCCTTATTCACCACAACGCTGAGAGCACTGGTTTGGCTCGATATCAGGTAGGGTGGAACAGCCCGCTAATATCCAATGCTCTCATCGTTGCATCCTCGTCTCTTCCGAGGTGTCACACCGTATCGCCACGATGGTGAGTCGTCATGTCCGTGCTTACCTAACACTGGCTTGCACATTCCGGCTACCCGGCTGGGGAAGTAGCATCAAGGGAACCCATCCGGACCGCTGCGGCACATGTGCCATATGCCGTACAACCACTGCGTTACATCAACATCAATTACCTAAAAGGTAATATCTGATGTTATAAGTGTCAATAGCCTACGCTAAATAAATCACATGTGGTTAAATTGGTAATAATTTAATTGCGTACGGAGCTATTGCTATGTGTATCGGCAGCAAGCCATCAGTGCCAGCAGCACCAGAAGTACAGGCCGCGCCACAGGAGCAGGATGCAGCAGTTGTCAGTTCTCGTGACGACGAAGAGCGCCGCCGCCGTGCAGCAGCTGGCCGCAGTTCTACTCTGCTGACTGGTGCGCAGGGCGACACCTCAACCGCAAACACCAGCGGTAAAACGCTGCTCGGTCAGTAACGGAGTAGGCAGAGATGGCGGAAACTGAAAAAGAGCGTCTGCTGACGCATCTCGCACAGCTGAAGAATGAGCGCACATCGTTTGAGTCGCACTGGCGTGACCTGAGCGCCTTCATCAATCCGCGCGGTTCCCGCTTTCTGACGTCCGACGTAAACCGTGATGATCGTCGTAACACCAAGATTGTTGATCCTACTGGCTCAATGGCTCAGCGCATTCTCTCCAGCGGCATGATGTCAGGCATCACCAGTCCTGCCCGCCCATGGTTCAAACTGGCAACGCCTGACCCTGACATGATGGATTACGGTCCGGTGAAAGTCTGGCTTGAAGTTGTGCAGCGACGCATGAACGAAGTTTTCAACAAATCGAACCTGTATCAGTCGCTGCCTGTCATGTACGCCAGCCTTGGTACTTTCGGTACCGCTGCAATGGCTGTGCTCGAAGATGACCAGGACGTGATCCGCACAATGCCATTCCCGATTGGCAGCTACTACCTGGCTAACAGCCCGCGTGGCAGCGTTGACACATCCTTCCGCCAGTTCTCCATGACTGTGCGCCAGCTTGTGCAGGAGTTCGGTCTGGATAACGTCAGCACGTCCGTTAAAAGCATGTTTGAGAACGGCACGTATGAAACGTGGATCGAGGTTAACCACTGCATTACGCCAAACGTTAACCGCGACACCGGGAAGTTGGACAGCAAGAACAAGCCGTTCCGCTCAGTGTACTTTGAGACTGGCGGAGACTCCGACAAGCTGCTGCGTGAGTCCGGCTTTGATGAATTCCCTATCCTGGCTCCGCGCTGGGAAGTTAACGGCGAAGACGTTTACGCCTCATCCTGCCCTGGTATGCTGGCACTCGGTCAGGTTAAAGCGCTTCAGGTTGAGCAGAAGCGTAAGGCACAACTCATCGATAAGGCCACTAACCCGCCAATGGTTGCGCCGACTTCACTTAAAACACAGCGTGTTTCCCTGCTTCCTGGTGATGTGACGTACCTCGATGTGTTGAGCGGTCAGGACGGTTTCAAACCTGCATACCTGGTGAACCCGAATACTGCAGATCTGCTTGCTGATATTCAGGATACCCGCCAGACCATCAACAGCGCCTATTTCGTCGACCTCTTCATGATGCTGCAAAACATCAATACCCGCTCAATGCCGGTGGAAGCAGTGATCGAAATGAAGGAAGAGAAACTGCTGATGTTGGGCCCGGTGCTAGAGCGCCTGAACGACGAAGCGCTAAACCCGCTTATCGACCGCGTTTTCTCCATTATGGCACGCAAGAACATGCTGCCAGAACCGCCTGACGTTATGCAGGGTATGCCGCTGCGTATCGAATACATATCCGTGATGGCGCAGGCACAGAAATCTATCGGCCTCAACAGCCTGTCGCAGACCGTTGGTTTCATCGGTCAACTGGCACAGTTCAAACCTGAAGCACTCGACAAGCTCGATGTGGATGAGGCTATCGACGCGTTCTCCGAAATGTCAGGCGTATCGCCTACCGTCATCGTTCCTCAGGAGCAGGTGCAGGGCATTCGTGAAGAGCGCGCCAAACAAGCACAAGCCGCACAAGCAATGGCAATTGGGCAGGCCGCAGCGCAGGGAGCCAAGACGCTCAGCGAGACGCAGACCACTGACCCGAGCGCATTGACCGCTATCGCTAATGCAGCAGGAGCGCCGCAGCAATGACTGATTTCGATGACGAAGGCCGCAAAGCAGAGCTTGATGCCAAACAGCAACTTCTGGCGCAGCGCGATATCGACGACATCAAGTTCGTTATGGGCAGCGAGCAGGGACGACGCGTGATCTGGTCACTGCTCGAGAAAGGTCAGGTGTTCGGAGCTTGCTTCAACGTAGATCCGAACATCACAGCATTCAACGAAGGGCAGCGCAACCTGGCTCTGGTTCTGTTTCAGCGTGTCATGGCGCACTGCCCCGATCAGTATCTGAAGATGGCCGAAGAGGCAAGTGAACAGGAGTAACCATGAATTTATTTGAACGTTTGCTGTATAGCCGCCTTTGCAATGAGCAGCCTGCTGATGGTGGTGCGGCACCTGCGGCATCAGAACCTGCAACAACTACTGGTGATAATCCGGCTCAGGCTGTCGAACCAGCACAGAAGGAAGGTGAGACGCCACAGCCAGGCGCTGAAGGCGACAATACAGCAGAAGAAAAGCCTGCTGATGACAAAAAGCAGGAAGGCGATAAGCCAGAAGGCGCGCCGGAGAAATACGAGTTCAAACCAGCCGAAGGCCAGGAACTTGATGCCGCTGCTCTGGAACAGTTCGAGCCTATCGCCCGTGAACTGAACCTGACCAATGAGCAGGCGCAGAAGATGGTCGATCTGTACGGCACCAAGATCATGCCAATGGTCCAGCAGCAGCAGGCGGAAGCTTGGCAGAAAACCACCGAGCAGTGGGCTGCTGACGTTAAGGCAGACAAGGAGATCGGCGGCGACAAGCTCACCGGCAACCTGAGCGCTGCACAGCGTGCTCTTGCTCAGTTCGGTACGCCTGAACTGAAAGAATATCTGGAAGGCACTGGCCTGGGTAACCACCCTGAGCTGGTTAAAGCCTTCGTCAAAGTCGGTAAAGCCATGTCTGAAGACGGCATGGTAACCGGGAAAGAAAGCGGTCAGCGTAGTGCTGCCGAAGTGCTCTATGGCAAATAAGAGAGGAAATAACCATGGCTGTTAAAGGCTTAACTGCGCTGACGCTGGCAGACTGGGCTAAGCGTACTGATCCAAACGGGAAGGTCGATAAGATCGTCGAACTCCTTTCCCAAACCAACGAAATCCTGACGGACATGATGTTCGTTGAGGGTAACCTGCCAACCGGACACCGCACTACCGTGCGCTCTGGTTTGCCATCTGCTACCTGGCGTTTGCTTAACTACGGCGTGCAGCCAAGCAAATCAACTACAGTACAGGTAACCGACTCCTGCGGGATGCTGGAAACTTATGCCGAAGTTGACAAGTCACTGGCAGATTTGAACGGCAACACCGCTGAATTCCGTCTTTCTGAAGACCGTGCATTCATCGAAGGCATGAACCAGCAGATGGCTCAGACGCTGTTCTATGGCGATACCAGCGTTAACCCTCAGCAGTTCATGGGCCTGTCTTCTCGTTATTCCAGCAAATCTGCAGGTAACGGTCAGAACATTATCGATGCCGGCGGTACCGGCACTGATAACACTTCTATCTGGCTGGTGGTATGGGGTGAAAACACCGTTCACGGTATTTTCCCTAAAGGCCAGAAGGCAGGATTGCAGACTCAGAACCTGGGCGAACAGACTCTTACTGATTCTTCTGGTGGTAAATATCAGGGATATCGCACCCACTACAAGTGGGATAACGGTCTGGCCCTGCGCGACTGGCGTTACGTTGTTCGCATTGCCAACATTGATGTGAGCGATCTGTCTGTTCCGGCTTCTGCTGCAAACATCGTCACGATGATGGTTAAAGCACTTCACCGCGTTCCTAACCTGAAGATGGGGCGTGCGGCTTTCTACATGAACCGCACCGTTGCTCAAGCACTCGACCTTCAATCTCTGGATAAAGCTTCTCTGGCTCTGTCCGTCAAAGAGACTGAAGGCGAATGGTGGACCACTTTCCGTGGCATCCCAATCCGTGAAACTGACGCAATCCTGGAAACAGAAGCGCGCGTTGTTTAACGCCTGTCATTAACTAATGGGCCTTAATCGGCCCATGAATGGAGAAAGAAAATGATCCTCGACAAACTGTTGATGTTCTCCGAGAAGCAGGCGGTTACAGTTTCTGCTGCTTCTACGGACGTGATTGACCTTGGTCCTATCGACGGCACACGCCGCGATATCGGCGTGGGTTATCCGCTGGAGTTCTGGGCAACCGTTGACACTACAGCTACCGCTGCCGGTGCCGCGACTCTGAACGCTCAGCTACAGACCAGCCCGGACAACTCTACCTGGACAACTATCTACGACAGCGGTGCTTTGGCTCTGGCTGCGTTGACTGCTGGCAAGCGCCTTTTCTCTGCGAAGGTTCCTGCGGGTGTTCAGCGTTATCTGCGCGTGAACTACACGGTAGGTACTGGCCCGCTGACGGCTGGCGCGTTTACCTCGGGAATTAACTTGGATGTTGATAACAACAGCCCGTACTACCCGATTCGTTCAAAAGTGACTGGCTAAGGGGATAGCGATGTCAGGTGAAAAAGCAAAATACCGCGTCCTGCGTTTATCCCATATTCATAACAACCTCTGGCCTGAAGGCTCTGAAGTTGAGTATGACGGTGAACCAGGTACGGCGCTGGAGCCACTGAACGATGCTGCACGTGCTGCAAAGGCTAAGGCAAAGCATAAAGGTGAGCCATCTGTTGTCGTTGCTGGGCTGGAGCCACTGAACGATGCGGACAGCGCTGATGATGGTCTGGATAAACTCCGTGAAGAGTATGAGTTCCTCTTTAACGAGAAACCGCATCACAACGCTAAAGCCGAAACGCTCCGCGAGAAGATCGCAGATAAGCGTGCCGAACTGGGCGTCTGAGCCTCGCTAATCAAACAGGGGCTTCGGCCCCTTTCTTGTAGGAGTCCGTTATGGATCTGGTAAACCTCAAAACCGGCACCGACACATATCAGGATGAGGATGGCAAAACCCAGACTCGTGATGATTATCCGTGGGGCCTTTGCATTGAGTTGAACAACGAGACGCTCGCCAAGCTCAAGGCAACGCCTCAATCCGCTGGCACTGAAGTAATGATCACCGCAAAGGCAACCATTCGCTCAACGTCTACCCGCGAAACGGAAGATGGAATGCAGCATAACGCCAGTCTGCAGATCACTGATATGGCACTCAGTCCAGTATCCGGTGAGCAACCGAAGTCAGCAGCGCAAACTCTCTACGGTGGGGAGGATGATTAATGGCATCCGTTATCGAGATTTGCAACCGCGCGCTGAGCAATATCGGCAACAGCCGCAGCATTAACAGTCTGAATGAAGCCAGTAAAGAGGCCGGACAGTGCTCACTGCATTTTGATGCTTGCCGTGATGCAGCACTGGCTGATTTCGACTGGAACTTTGCTACCAAGCGCGTGGCGCTGGCCGATACCAATAATCCGCCTCCTGACTGGAAATACGCTTACCAGTACCCATCTGATTGTGTTCGCATAACCGAGATCATGCCGACAGGCATACGCAATCCTACTGCTGCGCAGCGCATTGAATATGTTGTCGGTTCAAATGAGGATCTGACAGGTAAGCTGATTTATACCGATCAGCCGGAAGCGTGGTTGAAATACGTAGCGCGGGTTACTGACGTCAATATGTATGACGCCATTTTTATGGAGGCGCTTTCCTGGCGTCTGGCTGCTGCCATCAATATGGCGCTGACCGGTAGCGCAGATCTCGGTAACAACGCGCTGACGATGTACAACCGCGTGATCCTGAGTGCTGGATCACATAGCCAGAACGAATCGCAGGAGCCACAACCACCGGTAGATGAGTTCACAGCAGCGAGGTTGTCATAATGGCTTTTAGCTGGATTCAACCGAGCTTTGCCGGTGGTGAAATTGGTCCGTCACTGTACGGCCGCATTGATATGTCAAAGTATCAGGTGGCGCTTCGCAAGTGCGATAACTTCATTGTTCGTCAGTATGGCGGCGTAGAGAACCGACCTGGTACGCGCTTCCTTGGTCCGGCTAAATATCCTGATCGCAAGTGCAGGTTAATCCCGTTCCAGTTCTCGACTGTACAGACCTATGCGCTGGAGTTTGGTGACGGCTACATGCGCGTTATCAAAGACGGTGCGTATGTGCTGAACAGCAGCAATGTGATCTACGAACTGGCGATACCGTATGCTGAGGCTGACCTGTTCCGCATCAAATTCACGCAGAGCGCTGACGTTCTGACGCTCGTGCATCCTGCATACCCTCCGAAAGAACTGCGCCGCTACGCGCACGACAACTGGCAGATCGTCGACGTCACCACCAAAAACGGACCGTTCGAAGATATCAACGTTGACGAGACAGTGAAGGTATACGCCAGCGCCAGCACCGGGACCATTACGTTGACGGCAAGTTCTGCCATCTTCGGTGCTGAGCAGGTCGGAAAACTGTTCTATCTCGAGCAGCCTGCTATTGATTCCGTACCGGTATGGGAAACCAGCAAGACCACAGCAATCAACGATGTGCGTCGTGCAGACAGCAACTACTACCGTGCCAATACTGCTGGCAAGACAGGAACACTTAGACCTTCCCATACTGAGGGAATGTCTTGGGATGGCTGGGGCGGTACTGGTTCAGATGATACCGGGATCCAGTGGGAGTACCTGCACAGCGGTTTCGGCATTGCCAGAATAACAGCAGTGGCTGGCGATGGCCTGACCGCAACTGCAGATGTGGTTTCATTCATTCCGTCTCAGGTGGTTGGGTCCACTAACGCCAGCTATAAGTGGGCGAAATACGCATGGAACAGCGTTAACGGCTACCCGAGCACCGTTGTTTACTACCAGCAGAGGCTGTACTTTGCCGCGTCTACCGCGTACCCGCAAACCATCTGGGCAAGCCGCACCGGCGATTATAAGGACTTCGGAAAGAACAACCCTATTCAGGATGATGATCGGATTATTTACACCTACGCCGGTAGGCAGGTGAATGAAATCCGCCATCTTATTGACGTTGGCAACCTGGTCGCGCTGACTTCCGGAGGGGAATATACGATATCCGGGGACCAGAATAAGGTTCTCACGCCGTCGGCGTTTTCTTTCAGCTCACAGGGTAATAACGGGTCCAGTAACGTGCCACCTATTGCCGTGGCTAACATTGCGTTGTTCATCCAGGAGAAAGGAAGCGTGGTCCGTGATCTGGCGTATTCATTTGATGTTGACGGATACCAGGGCACCGACCTGACCATACTGGCAAACCACCTTTTCCAGAAGCACAGTATTGTTGACTGGTCATTCTGCATCGTGCCGTACAGCAGCGCGTTCTGCATTCGTGATGACGGCAAGTTGCTGGTGTTGACCTATCTGCGTGATCAGCAGGTTTTTGCCTGGGCACCGCAATCCAGTGCCGGTAAGTACGAAAGCACCTGCTCCATCAGTGAAGGCAGCGAGGATGCTGTTTACTTCGTGGTTAACCGCACCATCAATGGGCAGACCGTACGTTACATCGAACGCCTTTCCAGTCGCCTGTTCACCAACGATGAAGATGCGTTCTTTGTCGACTGCGGCCTGAGCTACGACGGACGCAATACATCATCACGCACAATGACCATCAGTGGTGGCACGGGTGACTGGAGCTATCAGGTTGATTATCCGGTTACTGTGAGTGGTGGAGCGTATTTCGTTAACACTGACGTAGGCGCTCAGATTCAGTTCCCATATACCGGTACGGATCCAGACACCAACGAACAGGTGGCTAAAGAGCTGCGCGGCGATATCATCTCGGTAACAAGCAATACCGCAGTTACCGTCCGATTCAATCGCAACGTTCCGGAGATACTTCGCAACGTGCCAACAACTAACTGGCAGATGGCCCGACAGACGTTCGGCGGCCTTTCTCACCTCGAAGGGCAAACGGTAAACATCCTGTCAGATGCCAGCGTTGAACCACAGAAAACAGTAACTGGTGGCTCTGTCACGCTGGAATCACCAGGCGCAGTTGTGCACATCGGTCTTCCTATCACCGCTGAATTCGAAACACTGGACATCAATATCAACGGCCAGGAAACGCTGCTGGATAAAAAGCAGGTCATTCCTACTGTCACGATGGTGGTTAATGCCAGCCGTGGAATCTGGGCCACTACTCCTGGTGGGACATGGTACGAATACCAGCAGCGTGAATTTGAGTTCTACGACGATCCTGTTGATGACGCTACCGGCAAGGTTGAAGTAAAACTCGACAGCAACTGGGATAAAAACGGACGCGTTAAGGTTCGCCAACTTGATCCTTTGCCGCTGTCAGTGCTTGCTGTTCTTCCTCGACTTACCGTCGGAGGATTCTGATGATTAACGCTCAGATCGTACCAACTACCGCAGAGCACATCGAAGCCATGCTTCCACGTGTTCGTCAGGCTGATATTGATGAATTTATGGCAACCAATGGATGGAGTCCGCGCCGCGTGCTGGAAACTGGTATGCGCACGTCAACATTTTGCTGTGCCGGATTGATTAACGGTGAAGTGGTGACTGTCTTTGGCGTAGCACCAGCATCGATGATCGGCGGCAGCGGCATCCCATGGCTGGTTGGCACTGACGCTCTGGAGAAATACCAGCGTACATTCTTACGCCGGTGCGGAAAAGTGGTCAATGCAATGCTGACTGTTTACCCGTATCTTGAAAATTATGTTGATGCACGTAACCACACTGCGCGCATCTGGCTTCACTGGCTGGGATTCACCATCGACGAACCTCAGCCATACGGCATTAATAACCTACCGTTTCACCGTTTCCACATGGAGAGAAAATAATGTGCAGCCCGGCTATCGCTCTCGCTGGCGCCAGTGTCGCTTTAAGTGGCGTTTCAGCATACAACCAGTACCAGCAAGGTAAGTATTCGTCTGCTGTTGCCGAGCAAAATGCAGAAGTGGCCACGGCACAGGCACAGGATTCTATCAACCGTGGAAATGCTCAGGCTGATGAGGTTCGACGTCGTAATCGTCAGGCCGCCGGTACCCAGGCGGCAACCATGGGGGCTACAGGTGCAGATCTCTCCACTGGTGGCGCGCTGGATATCTTTGGTGATACAGCTCAGTTTGGTGCACTGGATGCACTGACAACGGTCAATAACGCTCAGCGTGAAGCGTATGGCTACCAGGTTCAGGCAGAAAACTACAAAGCTCAGGCCAGCTCAGCACGCAAGCAGGGGAATATGGGCGCATTCACTACATTGTTGACGGCACCTCTTCAGGCATATGGCGCGTACCAGATGGGCGGCGGAATGTGGTCACCATTCACCCAAAGCAAAGCGGCACCGATCAGCGCTGCTATCGGCACACCAACCGGTCGATAAGGAGATACCAAAATGCCAGTTGTACCTACAGTTAACGGACGCCAGGTAGAAAGCAGAGGGTTTCAGTCTCCTGGATTTCAGGCATTCGATCAGCCAAACATTGGTGATGCGCTGACGCAGGTAGGGCCAAAGGCCATGGATGTTTTTGCTCAGGCAAAGCAGCGTGCCGATGTTGCTCAGGCTCAGGATGCCTCACTACAACTCAGCCAGATTTCCAGCGATCTGCTGACTAACCCGGATACTGGGCTGCTGAATCTCCAGGGTAAAAATGCGCTCGGCAAAGGACAGGCTTATACTCAGCAGTTCGATGCTCAGGCAGAACAGATCGCGATGACATTGCCGGAAGGTGCCCGGGCTGGATTTATGCAGCAGGCGCAGCAGCAGCGCATTCAGTTCACCACTCAGGCTGGGCGACATGAGATAAGCCAACTCAATGCCTATGAAGAAGGTCAGTTCCAGGCGACTCTGGCGAATAACGGGAAACTGGCTGCTGCCGCCTATGGCGACAATGCCAATTATGTGCTCTACAACCAGCAGACATTTCAGCAAATCGAAGATTACGGCGCAGCACATGGCTGGAGTACAGAACAGATCCAGGCAAAAAAAATTGAGTTCAAGGAGAAGGTCGCCGATGCATCACTGTCGCAATGGTCAGCAAATAATTCTATCGAGTTCATTCAGAGCAATGGTGAGTTAAGCGATACTGTTACTGGTTCACGCCGTGCGGTATCAGAAGGTGGTTCTGGTGATAGCGCCCGTGGCATTCGTAATAACAACCCTGGTAACCTCGAGTACAGCAAAACCAATCCGTGGGTAGGCCAGACGGGTGATGATGGTCGCTTTGCTAAATTCGAAACGCCAGAGCACGGTATTCGGGCGCTTGGTCGCAATCTGCTGTCGTACCAGCGACAGGGTATCGACACGGTTAATGACATCATCAACCGTTGGGCGCCACCGTCTGACAATAATAATACCGAAGCCTATATTCAGGCTGTATGTGCTCAACTTGGCGTAACACCGGATCAGCCGCTTGACGCTTCAAACCCTGACACACTAAAGGCCTTGTGTGCCTCCATTATCCAACATGAGAACGGGAGCCAGCCATATAGCGATCAGCAACTTGCTACTGGTGTTAGCGCGGCTATTGGCCTTTCTCAGCTTCCAACCAGCACAAAACGTTACACAGGTAATGCGGCATTCGATGCTGCATCTCCGGAGGCGCAGGCCACCTTCCTTCGCCAGGCTGATCAGATCCGTAAGCAGCAACAGGCGGAGTATCGCACTAATATCGACAGTCGTGTGCGTGACGCCAGTGCGGCATACATGCGCGGCGTTGATTTCCCTAACGCCCCAACACAGACTGACTTCCTCGCTGCCTACGGCGTGCGTGAAGGTAACCTCCGTTATACCGAGTTTCGCAACACGCAGATCGCCGGGCAGTACATAGGATCGTTTCGCAACATGCCGACCAGCAGCATCACTGCATATGTAGAGCAGTTGCGTCCTGGCGCTGAAGAAACCGGGGAAGGTTATGCTTCGCGTGCTCAGTTATTTGATCAGGTAACAGCTGCGGCCACGAAGGTTATCACGCAGCGACAGAACAACCCGTTTAATGCTGCAGTAGAAATTGGTGCGTATAAGCCTATTGCCAGTAACAACCCGAATGACATCACCTCCGAGGTTGCTAACCGGTTCTCGTCACAAGAAAGCCTGCGTGCGCTGGGAATCAATGCTCCTATCCTGTCCAGTGAGGAAGCGGCTGCGCTGTCTGAACAGGTGCGAGGTACCAAAGACGTTAACCAGACTATCAGTCTGTTGCAGAGCATGGGCGAGACTCTTCCTGCTCCGGCGATGCGCCAGGTTGCATCAGCCATTGCGCCAAATAACGCAGCAACAGCATATTCCGCGCTTCTGCTTGGAACGCCAGACAACCAGTACGATAACACCAAGCCTTCTATCGCCTACAGCCAGTTCATCGGCTACAAGCCGACCATGAATAAATATGATGTCTCGAAGGTAATCCTGGCCGGTGACCAGTTACTAAACCCAACTAAAGCGATGAAAGATGCGGGTATAACTCCGGTCCAGCTTCCGAGCGAGGATAAGCTGAAGCGAGCATTCGACGATCAGGTAGGCAACTCGTTCGCCAACAACCCGCAGGCGCGCCAGCTAAGCTACAACCTTTTCAAAGCTGCTTACGCCGGGATCGCTTATCAGTCCGGTGATGCTTCCATGACACGCACTGATGCGGCTAACTCCGATGTGGTGGAGAAGGCAGCACAGTACGCCACTGGCGGTGTGTACAAGGGATTTAATGGCGGTGATGTGGTAATGCCATTTGGCATGGATAAATCGACATTTAAGGACCGTTACACCGCATCTGCGCAGCAGGCGCTGAAAGATGCTGGCCTTAACGTCAATGCCGTATCCAATTTCACCCCAGTCAATATCGGCAACAATCAGTATCGGCTGGTAAGTGGCAGCGGTCGCTGGGCTACGGATCCGAAAACCAATGAAGCTATTGTCGTGAGGGTTGAATAATGGCTGATGTATTTTCACTGGCACCGGAAGGCCAGGCGTGGACCGACGATAAAACAGCAGCCAACCCGGCACGACCAGAAGATTACGAGCCGACTTTCTTCCAGGGTTCAATCGCTGCGCCAGTGCGCGGCGTGGCGGAAGGTACGCTCGGTCTCGCGCAGTCTGCTGTCGGATTTAGTAAGCGCCTGATAAGCGATCCGGCATTCACCGCAGACGTTGCGCCTACCGTCAATATCTTCCGAGTGATGTTTCCCGATGCCGACAAGGCGCTGAATGATACCTACGACACGATCGGCAAACAGTTGCAGGATGCACGAGGGTACGTGAAACCGGATGCTGGAAGTCAGGGGACCGCAGCAGAGGTGCTATACGGTCTTGGTCAGTTCGTCCCTGCCATTGGCGCTACGATCATCGGTGGACCAACCGTCGGCGCAGCAACGGCATTCAGTTCCACGTATGAACAGTCCTATCAGGACTTCAAAGGGAAAGGGGTAGATGAGCCTACGGCGCGTAACCTGGCAACGCAGCAGAGCCTGTTCAACGCGGCTGGCATGGCCCTTCCTGCTGCTATCGGCACCACGCTGACAACACGCATCGCTTCAGGTGTGGCAATCAATACAGGATTCGGAGGGCTGAACCGGTATTCAGTCGGCGAAACGCTGGAGGAAAAAGGCTATACCGAGATGGCGAAACAGTACCGGGTATTCGACGGTCAGGCGATGCTGGTGGATGCGGTACTGGGCGCTGCCTTTGGTGGTGCACATCATCTTGCTGCGCGAAATGCTGACGTGCCACCTCCGGCAGATACTGAAGCGCCTATCCCGGCGGCGGAAGTGCAGAGCGTTCCTGATGCAACCGCAGATCCATCACCCGCGTCCGAAGTTTCGCCAGTGACGGATGCGCCTGGCGCACCGGTTCGCTCGGATTCTCAGGCGCCAGTTACAGAGAATACCGCCGCACAAGATATTCCTGCTATTAAACCGAGCGACATCGATGCAGCTCATACGCTGAATGAAGGGTTGTATTACGATCTGGAATCGGCGCCAGTGCTGCACTCCAGCAATGAGAGCATCAACAGCCATGTAGCGGCAATGGACGAAGCGTACCGTCAGCTGAATGACGGGCAGCCTGTTAACGTCGGTATGATGGCGCGCGGACTGGATGGCCCTGCGCGGCCAGGCATGCTGGAATCAGCAAACGAGCAGTACCATGCAATGCAGAAAGTTTTCGAAGAGAATGGTGTCAGGTATGAAACGCCGTCAGAACTTACTGGAGAAGCTCCGGCACCGCGCGCAGAAAGTGCATTCACAGCAGCAGATGAAACAGGCGGTCAGGTTAGTGTGGATCCTGACACCGGCCAGGCGATTTCATCCAACAGTTATGACCTGATGGCGGCGCGCGATATGGCGACCACCAATCCTGATCTGACAATTACGCACCCAGACACCGGGCAGTCAGCGAAACTCTCCGATGTTCTGGCTGAATTTGATGAACAAATCCAGACTGTGCAGAAAGAATCGAAAGTATATTCCGTTGCCGCCGCGTGCTTCTTGAGGAACCCATAATGAAACAGGCATGTGTTGAAGCCATTGCGCAGACTCTGGGACGCCAGCCAAAGGCTGACGAGCTAAAAGGTATTGAGGATCGCATCAAAGAAGCCGTGCGCCAGGTGCATAAAAAAAATGCCAGGGAAGGCAAGACTGGCATACCTGATGCTCAGACGTATATGGAGGCTGCCGATCTGGTACGTCAGCGCGTAGTGCATGATGTATACAAGAAGCGCCAGCGCGTAGCTCAGAACGCGATCGCCATCAGTAGGGTTACAGATACCCTTGACGCCAATATCCCGCCAGATCAGCAAACTCCCGCCAATTTGCAGCAGTTTATATTTGCCGGGCGGAAGACAAAGATATTCGGCAATGATCCAGACATCAACGTTACATCCGCTGAAGAACTGGCCACCGGAGCCTATCAAGACTGGTCTCGCCAACTCAGTGCTGAACTGCTCAAGGCAGGTGATGATGTCAGAAAATTCTTCGAGCAGAGCAAAGCGCTTGGAGAGCAGCGATTCCGCAGTCTGTTCGATCAGCAGGCTGCGAAGTCAGCGCAGTTCCAGATCCTGAAAGAGCTTTACGGAGAAGATACTGGCAACCCGCAGGCGAAGAAAATTGCACAGGTATGGAATGACGTAACAAGCCGTGCCCGCCAGGAGATGAATGACAACGGTTTTGATATCGGTATGCGCGACGACTGGCATCTTCCGTATGTGGACGACGCTGATTTTATTCGCAACGCCGGGCGCGATGAATGGCTAGCATCACTCCCGGCAGCCGAGCGTGCAAAAGCTCAGTTATCTGGCCGCCAGCCGCCGATTGAGTTTGCTCGCCAGGCATGGGTGGATGACGTTTATAACACGCAGGATCGCAGCAATTACGTTAATCCTGACGGCAGCCCGATGAATGACATCGAATACCGCCAGGCACTGGAGGCGATCTTTGAAACGAAGGCTACTGACGGGGCCAATAAAATCGACCCGGGCGCATTCATGGGAACCGGAGGTATAAAGAATCGTGGATCCCAGAGCAGGGTGATGGCGTTCAAGGATGCGCAGTCGCACTTCGCTTATATGGAGCGCTATACGCAGCAGCCGGTAGCTGGCGTAATGATGTCGCACCTGCAATCATCTTCACGTGATCTTGGCGTCGTTAAAGCCTTTGGTCCTGACGCTGCAAGAAACTTTTCCCTTGTGCTGGACCGTGTGTACCAGCGAGCAGTCACAGGAGGAAAGGCGGTAGGGCATATGAACGAAGAGCGCAAGATGGTTGAGCGCATGTTTAACTCGATGGCAGGTCTTAACGGAGCGGCTACTTCAAGCGTGTTTACCTCGGCGGTCGGTGGCCTGCGTAACCTGATGACCAGCGCAATGCTCGGCACAAGCGTGCTGACGGCAACCAGTGATCAGGCCATCATGCGCGCCAATGCTCAGGCACTTGGTTTTACACGTGACGGCATGCGCCTTTCTGCAAATACCATCAAAAATCTTTTCAGTGGTGACGCCAAACGAGCCAATGCTGAACTTGGCCTGCTGGTGGACTCACACGCAGCTGTAGTTTCGAAGATGGGAGGATTTGATCTGTCCCGTGGCATTACCGGATGGTTCGCAGAGAAGACCCTGAAGTGGTCAGGATTGATAGCAATGGACCGAGCCAATAAAGCGGCGTTTGGGCTGCTGATGTACAAAAATATAGGCGAACTGACCCGCAAATTTAAAACTCTGGACGATGTGAAAGGATCCGATAAAACCATTCTGGCTAACAAAGGCTGGAGCAATGAGGATTGGGCCATCATGGCAGCTGCAGATCTCCAGCCAATGACCACAGCCGGGCACATGGGGATGACTCCTGACGCGATATACGCTGTTCCTGATGACGTAATCACTGGCATCATGGCTGACCGCATTGCCCAGGTACGTGCCGGGAGTGACGCTGCACTTGCAGCGCTTGGCGACATTCAACCTGAGCGCCTGAAAAAAATGAAAGAAGCATTCGACGCCGAAGCAGAGCAGACCATCACCCGCATGGTACGCAATGCCCGCGCTGAAGCAGCGCAGAAACTTCTGGGTATCACCCACGGTGAAATGACCAGTGCCGTCACGACAGCCACCGGTCTGGACACCTACGCCCGAGATGATGCTGGGCAGTTGATTAAGAGCTTCATGCTCTTCAAAACAACGCCGTTTGCTGGGTTCAGGCAGTTGGTTAACCGATCTAAGGATCTGGACACGGTGCCAGCCATAAAATTTCTGGCATCCTATATTGCGGGAACAACATTGGCCGGGATGTTTGCTAACCAGATGAACAGCCTGCTGACTGGTAACGACCCGCTGGACATGTCCAAGCCAACAACATGGGTACAGGCGCTGCTGAAAGGCGGTTCCTTTGGCATCTATGGTGATTTCCTGTTCCAGGACCATACGCAATATGGCTCAAGTATCGCGGCCACCATTGGTGGTCCGGTCCTGAGCTTTGCAGAGCAGTTAACCAAGCTGCTGATCACTAACCCGCAGAAGGCTCTACAGGGTGAGGAAACATCCTTCGGCGCTGACGCTCTAAAAACCGCCCGCATGATCACCCCTTTCGCTAACCTCTGGTATGCGAAGGCAATAACCAACCATCTTATTTTGCAGCAGCTTCAAGAGATGGCGAACCCTGGATACAACGATAGGGTAAGGGACCGCGCGCAGCGGGAATTCAATACAACGAGCTGGTGGGAGCCTGGCGCCACAGCGCCACGTAGAGCGCCAGACCTAGGGAAAGCGGTTGGCAACTAATGACGAGAGATAAAATTGAATATATTGCTTCTCTTCAGTACGAAGCCGAGAAGTGGAGAAAGATTGGCGGATGGGGGTCATTAATAGCGTTTGCTGCTTTGCTTATCGACCTTTGGTTCAGACATATTGGTGCAGCATCACTACTATTCGAATCAGCCATCTTTGGTGGATTTGTTTGCTGTTGGGCCGGCAACTTTGATAGAGCATCAAAGCATAAAAGGGAGCTTGACACGATATGCTTTGCTTTATTCGGTAAAAGCTATGAAGGATCTCAGCTTGATATAATTGAGCTAAATAAAACTAAACTAATGTGACATGTCACAAAGGCCGCTTCGGCGGCCTTTCTCTTAATCAGAACTTACCAGCCATTCTGTTGATGTACTGAGCGTGAGTCTGGATATCTCGCAGGCATTTACTGGCGCCGACAATGTAGTTCATCATCGCCGTAACCTCAGAAAAAGCGCCTTCAACATTATGCCCGTCGGCGTCCATCTTCCGCAGCAGGTCCATCAGCATTGATCGCTCTGTTAGGCCAAGAACACCTTCAGGTGAATGGATGTGTTCAAGATAGTTAGGCTTGAGTGGCACGCTGTATTCCTGCTTCTCTCCCGTTTTCATCGCTTCCAGAATAGCGGGCATGAAGCTGGCCACAACCTTTTGTGCTTTATCTGCCGGGGATAACTCTTCGCGAACATAGCGACCGGTGCGGCGGATTTGCGGGAGAACTTCGCCAGTTACCCATTTGCGGAAACGGTAGGGAATGGTGCCTGGTGTGACCGCATCGCGGCAACGGAGGATTAGGGTGTAGAGGCCGGATTCAGAAATGATGTTTGCAGTACCCTGGCGACCTAAGTTCAACTTAGATCGTTCATCATCATCGAGAGCTTTCATGGACATTGTGGCGTTTGTAAGCTGGAGAGCCTTGATAACATCTGATGCTACGAACCAGGGCGCACCGTCTAACATAACTGCTCTGATAGCGGATTCAGATTCGAACTTAAATACGGATGGAATATTTTTAGATGTCATAGCGATTACCTTTGTAGTCAGGTTAATCACCACCAGAGGTGCAAATCTCAGAGGTGGTGAGACGTACAGGGTTTGCACTACCGGCTACAAAGGACCCGGCCAGCCTTTCGGCTGCCCTGCACGCCCCACCATAATGCGAATGTGGCCGTGCTTAACGCATAAAAAAACCGCTTGCGCGGTGGATGCGCCTTTGTAGTTAGCGGGGTGCAAATCCCGGCACTGGATTTTGCCAGTGCCTGATCACTATGGCACAAGTATTTTGCGTTGTAAATTTACCGTAAAGGTAATAATAAACGCATGTTGTAGGTTATTTCAACCTTATGTGGTTTGCTTACGTAACTGCTCCGCACAGTAATCGAGATGCGTTTGCAGATCCTGCATGGTCATTTGAGAGCTTGTGACGTAATTCACAAGAGCAACCAGTTCAGCAAGTGGCCCATCAACATTGAAGCCATCTTTATCGAGTTCCCGCAGCAACTTCATCAGATGCGAGTCCTCCACCAGGGACCTAACGCCTACCGGCGTGTGTATTCTTTCCTCAAATCCTTCTTCCAGCGGATGGTGATACTGCCGTTGCATCTCTTCTTCTCCATGCAATCACTGTATAAACATACAGTATCAGAAGATATCAGGACTATCCAGCACGAAATGTAAATTACCCGCAAGGTAATAAAGCACCTGATTAACACCTAAGCGATTCATATAAGGTTATTTGGGTAATAGAATGATTCAGAGTGCATGCGCGCCGGGCGCATAAGCAATCTGGAGATACTTACATGACGGTCTCAACCGAAGTTGACCACAACGACTACATCGGGAACGGGGTTACAACTTCATTCCCATATACCTTCCGAATTTTTAAGAAGTCTGATCTGGTGGTGCAGGTTGTTGACCTGAGCGAAAACATCACTGAATTAACACTGGACACTGATTACACGGTAACTGGTGCTGGCGGATACACTGGCGGAAATGTTGTTTTGTCGTCGCCTCTTGCCAACGGTTATCAGATTTCAATATCACGAGAGTTGCCGGTTACCCAGGAAACAGATCTCCGCAATCAGGGTAAGTTCTTCGCAGAAGTACATGAAGATGCTTTTGATAAACTGACTATGCTGATTCAGCAAGTGCGCAGTTTGTTAAGACTGGCTCTTCGTAAGCCATCATTCGTGGCTAACTATTATGATGCTCTTAACAACTACATCAGAAACCTGCGAGATCCTTCACGCCCGCAGGATGCAGCGACTAAAAATTATGTTGATAGTGTGGCCAATACAAACCTAAGTCACACCCTCAGGACACCAGAGGCTATACCAGCGCTTCCGGCTATTGAGCAAAGAAAAAATAAGTTAGTAGCAATGGATGATAGTGGCATGCCGATAATGGTTCTTCCAGAATCAGGATCCGCAGCAGATGTATTAATAGAGCTTGCTAAGCCTACCGGGGCTGGGTTGATAGGATCCCTATCAGGAAAATCAGTCCAGCAAGAACTGATGATTAAAACATCATCATTTACATCACTGCAAGATGCGGCTAACTACGCAGTGAATGGAATTATTGTTGATGAGGATTATTATTTTACTGACGGCGAGACAGTTGATTTTGGCGGAAAAGTTTTAACTATCGACTGTAAAGCTAAGTTTATCGGGGATGGCATGTTAGTTTTGAATAGTTTAGGTTCTGGCTCGGTAATTAAAAATCCGCACATGCATACTAAAACTACTCCTTATACTGTTTACCGATTTGATGCAAGCGGCAATTGGGTAACAAATCCAGCACAGGTTTTGGCTTCTGTTCAACAGAGGTTAGACGTAGGATACAAACCTAACATTAACGATTTAGATATTTGGGACGACCTGCCGCCTAGCATAAAAAATCAAGTTGCTGGAGCTACCCTACGGATAATGAGCGGTGATAACCTAATTATTGAGGATCCAGAGGCTACATTTGGCGGGTATCTATTCACACTCTGTAATCGGATTTTAGTAAAAAATCCGCGGAATTTTATTGCCTGGGAGTCTGGCATTACGTTCGAGAACCATCACACAACAGCGTGGGGGACTGGTAACTGGGTAGTAGGTGGTGAGATAAAATATGGCTCTGGCTCTGCAGTTTTATTTATTAGAAATGACGGTGGGGATGATCATGACGGAGGGGTAAGAGATTTAATATCCTATCGCGTTGGAGAATCTGGTGTTAAAACCTATCAAAATGAAATAGGTGGACGTTCAGCCAGGAACTACCGATTAGTGTTTGATAACATAACTACAATCCAGTGTTACTACGATGGGATTGATGTTAATGCTGACACCGGTCCAGCTACTGAACGTGTAGACGATTACACTCTGGCTGAATACCCGTGGTTCCACCTACCTACAAAACATATCATCCGTAATATCATTACTCGTGATTGCATGGGAATTGGTGCGTGGTGGGATGGTCAACTGAACATTATTGATAATGTTATTACCTATGAGGCCCATAAAGAGGGTATTTTTGATAGAGGTACTAACAATGATATTACTAATGTAACAGTTATAGGTGCAAACAAAGATTTAACTAACCTAAATCAGCTTACATGTGAAGGTGGCAGCAGATTGCGAGGCGTGATGATTCATGCATACACCACACAAGGATATGCTGTTTATGCGCCATCATCTGAAATTAGTAATGTAGCCTGTGCCGGTTCAGGCACTAAGCTTATACTTTGTACATATGTTGGCGATGTCCAAGGTGGTAACATTAATGTTCAACATAATGAAAATCAGATGACTCTGGCTATGCGTCCAGCGATGGGTGGTACTATAAACCCATCGCTATTAATGACCGCAGATTGCCAAGTGGCATCACCTGGTAATGAAGCTAGTATTGTTAGGCTTTCAGCAATCCAAGATGGTGTACGTGTAGGTGAGTTTCAGCTTAACCGCTTGGGCTTTAAGCATATGAGCATACCTGCTGCCTCTTCACAATTACCAGAGAGTGCTTTGGAACATAACTCATCTATAGGCTTCTTCTTCGGAAGTGATGGGGCATTACGAATTCTTGCCAAGAAACCAGATGGATCATACGCCACATATAATATATGACAACATATCACCACCCATATAGTTATGGGTGGTGATATGGAATTATTTAGGATTATTGCTCTATTAACGACAAGTACTCTGTTTTTCTCTGTCCTGTATGGACGTCCCATGTACCTGATGTTATTGATTTTATCGAATTAACATCAATATTATTTATTGCCCGACCAGAAAACCATCTACCATCTATATAGTATGTTTTTTTATCAACATCAGCATTTATAGATTTACCATCTTTGTTATTGATGTGGATAAACATTGCCGTATTATCATCAATAGAATCAGCTGGGTTTTTATTAAACTCGAATATAACAAACGTTTTAATTCCAATCTGCTGCTTATATATCCACAATGCTTTTATATAAACATCGTCACAAATTTTTGCATTAATACTAAGAGGCTTTGATTTAAATGCTTTGGAATAGTCAAAAAATCCTGGTGGGGTTATTTTTAAACCTATTCCGTAATATCTAGACATTGCTTCGCTGTTAAAAGTATCAAGACTTGGTCCAGCATGCAATACAGGCGGGAAGTAATAATCAGGGATTATCGCTTGATCTTGCTTGTTATCCTTTGCTATTTTTATAATTCCATTCCTAACTTCTGTTTGTTCGCTAATCGATTTGATAGATGAATAATATAGAATATATGATGGGATAAAATATAAAAAAGCCATTGCATATGCAGTAACTAATAAATATATTGAAGTTTTGTTAAACTTCGTAAACGCAGAGTGAGCAATAAATGACGTCGAAATAATCATAAAGCAGAGTGCTCCATTGAGTGCCCTACTAGGCATTGCAGGAGACGCAAGGAACGCAACATTTGCAGCAATTGCACCTAGCATGAATAAAAAGCTTCCAAACATAAGTTTGCTGCTGCTGTTTCTTGATAACACTACAGAGATTAGCAATATTATAAATGCAATATATACCTGCCAGTATGAACCCATCGCTGATGGAAGTCTTTCGGAAAAGTGCTCAAGAATTCTCCATGCAAGCGGTTGGTTGTACCAGTCTTGTATTGTAGATGCACGGGATAGATTTCTAGGAGCCAGCAAGAGAACCCCCGCGCCTATTGCAGATCCGAGTACGCCAATCAGTAGATATTTATTTCTATTCATTATAAAGAAATATGCTACAGAAATTAATACAACTACAAGAGATGTATTTTCATTTGAGCAACCAGCAAGTATTGACGATGCTACATATACGAAGATCATTAAGTTGGATCTGTTGCCATTACTTACACATATAGAAATGAGTATGTAAATGGCAATGAACATGTTGGTCCATAAGTAATTTGCAGAACCAACAAGCCAGAAGTTAGTTTGCCCAAGGGCTGGATTGGCAATGAAATATAAAAAAAACAAAAATATCATCACATATGGAGATGGTGATGACCTTGTTAATTTTGCTGGGATAATTGTCCAGCACAAAACCATGAGCGTTAGAGCTGCTGAGTTTATTGCATTGTAAATATGCGGTGAGAAAAACCTTAATAAAGATGTGCTGATTGTATCAGACACAACCCTTCCGCTCCATCCAAGATAGTGCATTTTTACGCCAGAAAACGAAAGTTCCCTTAGGGCATAAGTATAATCATCAGAGTTCATCGGTGTAATAAAACCTATTGAATACACCAACGAGAAAACGATAAAGATAGCAATTGCCATTTTTAATCTATTATTGATCATTTTTACTTCTCATTCTTGATTATGTACTTAGGACGCTGTTTTGTTTCTATGTAAATCCTGCCAATATATTCACCAAGCACGCCTATCCCGATAAGCTGGACCCCACCCAGGAAAAGGATTGAAACCAGAATTGATGGGTACCCACGAACTGGATTTCCGAATATGACGGTGTCAAAAATCATCCACGCGCCGTACATGAACGACAGGACAGCAACAAATAAGCCGATATATGTCCACATACGAAGCGGGAAGGTTGAGAAACTTGTTATCCCCTCCAGTGCCAGATTCCACAACTTCCACCCATTAAACTTAGAATCACCGGCAACGCGCTCGGCTCTGGCGTACTCGACCACGTCGATTTTACCACCAACCCATGACAGAACTCCTTTCATAAAAAGGTTTCTCTCAGGAAGCTGCTTAATATTCTCGACTACTTCGCGCGACATCAGGCGAAAATCACCAACATTTTCTTCTATTTTTGGATTGCTGATTTTATTGTGGAGTTTATAGAACCATTCAGCGGATTTACGCTTGAGTCTTCCATCAGTAGAGCGATCAGTCCTTTTCGCAAGAACCATATCTGCGCCAGCCTTCCACTTATCTATGAGGTGAGGGATTACCTCAATTGGATCTTGTAAATCAACATCAATCGGAATGATGGCTTCTCCGGTAGCGTTGTCTATACCAGCAAATAGTGCAGGTTCCTTACCGAAGTTTCTCGTGAATGATAGAGGAACTACCAGATTATCCGATACTGCCAGTGCATTGATGATAGCTTCAGTTGAATCACTGCTTCCGTCGTTGATGAATACTATCTCAACTTCGTGCTGCTGTAGTCCTTCGAATTCCCGCACGGTTTTATAGAAGATAGGAATTGCATCCTCTTCATTAAATACCGGAACGACAAGAGAAATTTTCATTTCGCATCCCTAAAGACAATGATCTTTGAATAAACAAAACCGCACACCAAACTGATGGCGGAGAAGATAATTAACGTGAAGATAGGCGCAAGACCAGATTTATCCGCCGACCAGCCGACAACAGCACTTAAAGAGCCCATAAACCCGACATAGAGCATATAGCGCAAGGTTGACGTAGAAGATCTAAAGGTGAATCTGGCATTGGCAAAAAAACTGAATGACACGGCCACAACGAACCCGGCGAAGTTGCCAATGGTCTGTCCTGTATGGAAAGCATAAATGCATATGGCGAACACAAACCAATGTATTAGCGTGTTTATGACGCCTATCGATGTGTGCCTTGCAAATAACTTAAGCACGTTTTAATCCGTAAAATGTAAAAAACATACTTTATCACCTTTAGGGTAATTTCGTTAAGTGTAATCTTAACAAACTTAATCCATATATGGTTTATTGTGTATGATGAACTCACCAGTTAAAGGGGGTTTTTATGCACAGTAAACGGTGGTTGATATGTCAGCCCAACTAACCAGTGAGACTTTAAATCAGTGGCTTAGTATGGGGTCTCTGGCTGCGGTTATCGCCGGGGTTCCTCCAGAGGTGGCTCTTGGTGCTTTATCAGGTGCGGTAATATTTATTACCTCGGCTGTTGAGTATCCAATACGCCGCCGGGTTCTCCTGTCGATGCTCAGCTTCCTATGCGGGCTTCTTTTCTATAAACCAACTGCATCAATCCTTATCGGCGTAGCCAGCCTGATCCCAACTATCACGCAGGATTCATTCGAGAAAGGGATCGTCTTCTCTGCTGGCGCGTTCGTGTCGGCAATCGTCGCAGTACGTATTGGCATCTGGCTCTATCACCGTTCAGACAATCCACGCGATTTAATCCCGGGGAGAAAAGACGATGACAACTCATGAGCTGCTTTTACTGATTGCCAATGCGGTTATCTGTTCTGCGATAGCAATCCGCGTCGGAACCTTCCGGCGTAATGGATCGCAACACCGCCGGTGGGGTGGATGGATAGCATACTTCCTGATCGTAGCATCAGCCAGCATCCCCGTCCGCGCCGCATATGCAATCTGGTATCACACACCAATGGCCGCTGATTTATCAGAGGTCATCATCAATGCTGTCATGCTTGCCGCCGTTCTAAAGACACGCGGTAACGTCGTGCAGATATTCAAAATATCGAGGTCTCAACATGGACATTAACCAGTTCCGGCGCGCAGCCGGTATTACTGAACAACTGGCCACGCGATGGTATCCACATATCACCGCAGCCATGAATGAATTTGGCATTACTAAACCAGATGACCAGGCGATGTTTATTGCGCAGGTCGGGCATGAGTCCGGAGGGTTTACCCGGTTACAGGAAAACTTCAACTACAGCGTATCAGGACTGTCTGGTTTCATCCGCGCCGGACGCATCACGCCAGACCAGGCCAACGCACTGGGCCGTAAAACGTATGAGAAGTCTCTTCCTCTGGAGCGCCAGCGTGCGATCGCCAATCTGGTGTACAGCAAGCGCTACGGAAACAATGCGCCAGGTGATGGATGGAAATACCGTGCACGTGGACTCATCGGTATCACGTTCCTCGATAACTACCGAGACTGTGGCAACGGTCTGAAGGTTGATCTGGTAGCGCAACCTGAACTACTGGAGCAGGATGAATACGCGGCCCGGAGCGCGGCGTGGTTTTTTGCTACCAAAAGCTGCATGAAGTATCCAGGCGACCTGGTTCGTGTCACGCAGATTATCAACGGTGGCCAGAATGGTATCGACGACCGGCGGGCGCGTTACGGCGCAGCCCGTAAGGCGCTGTTATGATCCTGGCATTCGTCAAAGCATACTGGAAACAGTTGCTTATCGTGGCGATGCTTGCTGCTCTGGTCGTCGGCGGGCGTTTAGCCTGGGTTAACCATGGTGAAACGCAGTACGAAGCTGGGTATGTGCAGGCAAAAGCAGACCGTAAAGCCGAAGATGATAAAGCTCGTCAGCACGACGAACAGGAGAAAGCGACCAATGAACGTGAAGCGCAGCGTGCACTCGACCGGGCGCGCAATGATGCTCTTGATGCTGCCGCTCGCGCTGGCAGGTTGCAGCAACAGCTCGTTGCCATCCGTGAGCAGCTCAGGCAGTATAACGCCACTGTCGGCGCTGGGACGTCAGCCGCAGACGCCGGAGTTTTGCTTGCCGACGTGCTCAGCAAATCTCTCGAGCGAAACCGACAACTGGCAGAGTACGCTGACCGGGCCGCCGAAGCCGGAAGAGTCTGTGAAAAGCAGTACGATTCGTTGACCCGGTGACATGGCATTTTTCATGGTACTGATTTCCTGTGACGGTATATAAAACGGTATGGTGAAAATCAGTTTCAATAAAGTTGTTACCAGTCAATTGCTTATGTTGTCCGTAAATAATTGAGTGGGAATAAGCCGATAATCCTTCCTGTGTTTTCATGAACAGGTAAAAGTGAATTTAACCCTCTGTTTTTGCAGAGGGTTTTTATTTATGTGCATTCATGAATTTTCTATGTGGCGCACAGTTCCTGACGGCAAATTTGACATAATTACGAACCCACGAAGGTTGGTTGTATCTTGCCGTGGTCGTTGATTTGTTCTCGTGCAAAGTTATCGGTTGGTCAATGCAACCACGAATGACAAAAGATATTGTTCTGAATGCGCTTCTGATGGCCGTGTGGCGACGTCATCCCCAAAAACAGGTGCTGGTTCAGTCTGATCAGGGTAGTCAGTACACCCGCTATGAATGGCTGAAATCGCACGGACTGGAGGTCAGTATGAGCCGTCGTGGCAACTGTCATGACAATGCGGTTGCAGAAAGCTTTTTCCAGCTACTGAAGCGTGAACGGATAAAGAAAAAGATCTACCAACGACTCAGAAGTGTCCAGGTTATCCGTGGCGATTCAGCCCAAATAAGGGGTATTTAAAATATAGTAACTTTATTCTTCAACTATATAACCAACGTCCAGCTTTAGCACTTTCAACGAGCATACCAACTGTTAGTGGCTTACGCGGATCAGGCTCTTTACTTCCAAAGTACTCTGGGTTCAGATAGTTGAGTATGTCAAATCCTTCTGAATCTATATTCCAACGCTCGAAGTACTCTTGTAGAAGTTCTTCACTATCTTCAAAAACGAGTTTTAGATCATCCCTAATACTGGTATCAAGCGTGATGGTTCGCTTTGGCCCACAGAGAAAGTACTTTTTAGTGTTATATTCCTGATCGATAAAATCGATAATTTCTTTCTCAATATCTCTCAT